TTTTTAAAATCAGAAAGAGCTGACTACACAGCTATAACAACTTGGGGTGTTTTTTATCCTGAAGGAAAAATCGGTGAAGAAATATATCACGGTAACGAAGCACATTTAATTTTAATAGATTGTATAAAAGAACGTTTTGATTTTCCTGAATTAAAAGCAGAAGCATTACGTTTGTATGAGTTTTGGACTCCCGACACAGTAATCATTGAAGCTAAAGCTAGTGGTATACCTTTAGTACAAGAACTACGTAGGGTAGGTATTCCTGTGAACACTTTTAGTCCAGGAAAAGGTCAAGATAAAATCGCAAGATTAAATTCTGTATCACCTATTTTTCAAGATGGACGCGTTTGGGTTCCTGATAATAGGTTCGGTGAAGAACTCATGGAAGAAGTTTCTGACTTTCCAGGAGGCGAGAATGATGACCTCGTTGATGCTACAACTTTAGCGTTAGCAAGGTTTAGAGAAGGAGGTTTTTTACAATTAACCAGTGACTATTTTCAAGAAGAGGAGTATTATGATGGAGAAAGGGTTTATTATTAATCAAAATCATACTATGATTTATCAATATGGCTATTGAAAAACAAGCAATTTCTGCAGTTCCTAATAATCAAGAAGCTATTGAGCTTGAAATTATGGAACAACCCGAAGAAGAAACAGAACTTTTTGTTCAACCAGACGGTTCTATTATTCGGGGCAGTGATATGCCAGAAGAAACGGTTTCTAAGTTTGGCGAAAACTTAGCAGAAACTTTAGAGGACAACGAATTAAATACAATAGCCGCAGAACTAGTTGGTTCTTTTGAAGATGATTTAGATTCTAGAAACGATTGGTTTCAAACTTACACAGAAGGATTAGATTTATTAGGAATAAATTCTGATTCAAGGTCACAACCTTTTGTTGGTGCTTCAGGAGTTCATCACCCGATACTCGCAGAAGCCGTAACACAATTCCAAGCACAAGCATACAAAGAAATGTTACCAGCAGGCGGACCTGTTGACACAGAAGTTTTAGGAATGACCGATGATGCTAAATTAGAAAAAGCAAATCGCGTTAAAAACTTCATGAATTATCAAATAACTTACAAAATGGAAGAATACGATCCTGAAATGGATCAGCTTTTATTTTATTTACCTTTATCTGGTTCTGCATTTAAAAAAGTTTACTATGATCCTGCGGTTGGACGTGCCGTTGCACGTTTTGTTAAGTCAGAAGATTTAGTTGTCCCTTATTACGCAGTAGATTTATTAACTTCTCCTAGAATTACTCACGTAATTCACATGAACGAGAACGAATTACGCAAATTACAGCTTTCTGGTTTCTATAAAGACATAAACATGGCGTCTCCAGGAAGTGGAATAGAGCAAACAGACGTTGATGAGAAACTAGATGAGTTACAAGGACTAACTAGAACCATAAACGATGAAGAATTTACGCTTTTAGAGATGCATGTTGACCTAGATTTAGAAGGATATCAAGATACAGACGAAAATGGCGAAGAAACAGGGTTAGCATTGCCTTATATTGTAACTATTTGCAAAGATAACAACAAAATTCTTGCAATTAGACCAAATTATGACGAAAAAGACCCAATGCGTAAGAAAATCGAACATTTTACGCATTATAAGTTCCTTCCAGGACTAGGTTTTTACGGTTTTGGGTTAATTCACATGATGGGAGGCTTAACTAAGTCGGTTACAGCGATTTTACGTCAATTAATTGACGCAGGAACGCTTTCTAACCTTCCAGCAGGCTTTAAATCACGTGGATTAAATATTCAAAAGCATGATGATCCGTTACAACCAGGAGAATGGCGTGATGTTGACGCTCCAGGCGGAAGATTGCAAGATGCTTTCCTTCCTTTACCGTATAAAGAGCCAAGCGGCACTTTAACTACGTTATTGGGAGCTTTAGTTGATTCTGGTAAAAGATTTGCGGCTACAGTAGAAAATCCAACAGGTGACGGTAATTCCGAAGCCCCTGTAGGCACAACAGTAGCGTTAATGGAAAAAGGACAAAGAGTTATGTCCGCAATCCACAAAAGATTACATTACGCACAACGTTGCGAGTTTAAAATTCTAAAAAGAGTATTTGGTGAATTTTTACCCGCCGAATACCCGTATCAAGTACAAGGTGCGTCAGAAAACGTATTTAAACAAGATTTTGATAATTCAGTAGATGTTATTCCTGTAAGTGATCCTAATATTTTTAGTATGACGCAAAGAATAACTTTAGCTCAAACACAGCTACAAATGGCACAAGCGGCACCTGAATTACATGATTTAAGAGAATCTTACAGAAAAATGTATATAGCGTTAAATATTAAGGATATTGACGCATTATTACCCCCAGAACAGGAAGTACCGCCAAGAGACCCAATTAGTGAACAACAAGCCGCTATGACGGGTAATCCCATAAAAGCGTACCCATTCCAGAACCATGATGCGTATATACAATCACATAGTGCGTTTATGCAAAATCCGATGGTTCAACAAAATCCTGTTGCTATGCAAGCAATAGGTGCAAACATACAAGAACATCAGTCAATGTTGTATAGACAACAAATAGAACAAGCGATGGGACAACCGCTTCCACCACTAGATCAACCTATGCCTCCTGAAATGATGAACGAAATAGCTATGATGGCGGCACAAGCAACACAACAAGTTACAGGTCAAGCACAAGCAATGGCGCAAGCTCAGGCAGCAGCACAACAAAACCCACAAATGGAAATGTTCCAGCAACAGCTACAACTTGAAAAAGAACAATTAATGCAAAAAGCAGAAGATGATGCAAGAGACGCACAACTAGCTGCTATGAAAACTGAAATAGACGCACAAGTTAAACGTGAGAAAATAGAAGCTGATGCACGAGTACAAGATACTAAATCAGCTATAGAACTACAAGAATTAGAGTTGAAAGCGAAAGCTGACGCTGATAAGAACTACACCGAACTAGTAAAAACAGTTAGGGATAGTAGAAACCAAAACGGAGAAAAATAATGCGTGAATATTACGACAAGATGAAAAAGTATGGCTCTCCCTCACCTAAGAAAACAAAGGCAGCCCCTAGTTTTCCTAGTGTTGAAGACAATACTAAAACACAGTCTGTAGAAGCAGGTTATTGCTTAGATGAGCCTGAAAAGGCAAAAGTAAAAGCTGCTTATGGTCAGACTAAAGGACTTCTTTGGTATAGATCGATTAAATAAATGGACTATATCCTAGCTACGGAGCATTTGCTTCGTAAATATCGTGAGAGAAAAGAAGCTCTCACGCAAACATTAGCTTCTGGAAGTATTGAGGATTTTGAACAATACCAAAGGATAGTTGGTGAAATAGCAGGTTTGAGTTTCGCTGAACAGGAAATTCAAACTTTACATTCTAATATGGAGGATGCAAATGACGAATAAAGTCGAAACAAAAACTGTTCCTGATAGAGTAAATAATTTCGGTAGTGGGGGAGCTGCTGCTTTAGCACAAGCAGATGAGCCCATAATCACTCCTGATAACTTAGACTCTCATGCGGAATCGTTACCACGTCCAACGGGGTATCGTATTTTAATATTACCTTTCACACAATCATCTGTGACCAAAGGCGGTATACATTTAGCTAAAGCAACTGTTGACAAGGAAAGACTTGCAACGGTGGTTGGCTATGTTGTCGAAATGGGACCAGATGCTTATAGTGACCCGCACAAGTTTCCTGAAGGAGCTTGGTGCAAAAAAGGTGATTGGGTGATTTTCGGTAGATATGCTGGAGCTCGTTTTCAAATAGAGGGTGGCGATATGCGACTTTTGAATGATGACGAAATTTTAGCAACCATTGATGATCCCGAGGCAATTTTATCATAACAATCTTGAGGAGGACTCATGCAAAATAATGAAGCAGAAAAAATAGAACTAGAACTTCCCGAAGGCGAAGTTGACATAAGAGAAGCAGATGTAGACACTTCAATCAAAGACGAAGTCGTTGTTGAAGAAGAACAACCTGTAGAAGAAGCTCAACCAAAAGACGAGCTTGATCAAATAAGCGAATCAGTACAAAAACGTATTGATAAGCTAACTTATAAAATGCGAGAAGCAGAAAGACAGCGAGATGAAGCCGTTAATTATGCTCAAAGCGTTAATCAAACAGCAACTACTTTAAAAGAAAAGTTAAAGAATTCCGATTCTTCCCTTTTCAAAGAGTACGATAATAGAGTACAATCTGAAATAGCAGGTGCAAAACAGCTTTTAAAAGAAGCTCAAGACGCAGGAGATAGTGCAGCAGTTGTAGAAGCAACTGAAAAACTTTCTAGAGTAAGTGCGGAGGCAGAGAATCTTAGAAGATTATCAGCTCAGCAACAGATTAGAGAGAAAAATCAATCTCAAGCAGTTCCTGTTGAGGGATATACGCCCACATTACAACCTCAGGCGGCTGGACCTGATCCAAAAGCAGAGGAATGGGCAAAACGAAACACATGGTTCGGAGATGACCAAGCAATGACGTTTGCAGCATTTGGAATACATAAAGAGTTAGTCGAAGGCGGGGTAGACCCGACTTCAGACACTTATTATTCTGAAGTTGACAAACGTATGTCTGAAACCTTTCCACACAAGTTTTCTAACGAGCAATCTGCCCCCGTGCAACAGGTTGCTGCCAGTAGCAGAGGTGCTAGTGGTAAAAAATCATCACGCAAAATCAAGCTCACACCAAGTCAGGTAGCAATAGCTAAAAGATTAAATGTGCCGCTAGAAGAATATGCTAAGCATATCGAAGGAGTATAAAATGACTGAAGATAATAAAACAACAGAGGTCAGAACTGATCGTAACTCACGATCTGCCGAGACACGAGACTCTCAAACTCGCAGAACGCCTTGGAAACCCCCGTCAATGTTAGACGCACCAGAAGCTCCTCCTGGATATCAATTCAGGTGGATTAGAGAAGCTACTAGAGGGATAGATGATAAATCCAATATGTCTAAACGTATTAGAGAAGGATATGAGCCTGTGAGAGCAGAAGATTATCCTGATTTTGAAGCTCCAACTGTAGATAGTGGAAGTAATAAAGGAGTAATTGGGGTTGGAGGTTTAATCCTCGCAAAAGTACCCGTTGAAACCGCCGAAGAACGCACAGCGTATTTTCAAAACCAAGCAAAATCTGCTATGGACGGTGTAGACCAGAACTATATGCGCGAAAGCGACGCTAGAATGCCTATAAAAGATAGCGATATCCAAAGGACTTCTAAAGTTGCATTCGGTAGTAAACCTACCGATAAAGGAAATTAATAATAACAATGTATATAAGCAAAGGAGATAATCATGGCTAATACAGATAAACCTGATGGTTTTACTCCCGCATATCATATGTACGGTGGTGTTATTCGTCCTGCTAAGATGAGAATCGCTAGTGGTTACGGAACAGCTATTTATAGCGGTGACGTAGTTACTCTTTCAAGTGGTTACGTAAATCAAGCAGGTGCGACAAGCACTCCTGTAGGTGTATTTTACGGGGTATACTATACAGCTACGGACGGAACTCCAACTTTTTCTAAAGTTTGGACTGCGTCTACGGCAACACTAGGCAGTGCCGATGCAGAAGCTCTCGTTTATAACGATCCTGGAATCGTTTACGAGGCTCAATTTACAGCAGGAACCCCTGCAGTAAGCTTCATTGGTTCTAAATATACTCTTTCAACGACTGCAGGTAGTTCAACTACTGGTAGGTCTAAGGAAGGGGCAACAGCGACTACTTCAAGTGGTGTGGCGTTATGTGTCGGATTCGCTTCGCAACCAAGCAACTCAATAGGTGCTTATGCGAGAGGACTCTTCACATTCCCGACTAACACTTTTGCAGTCTAATTAAAGGAGCATAAATAATGGCAATTAATAGAGCCCAACTAGTCAAAGAACTAGTACCAGGACTCCATGCTCTCTTTGGATTAGAGTATGAGAGGTACAATAACGAGCACGAAGACATCTTCGACACCGAGAGTTCTGAAAGAGCGTTCGAGGAAGAAGTAATGTTAAGTGGGTTTGGTGAAGCACCGACGAAGGGAGAAGGAGCAGCGGTCATTTATGATACAGCTCAAGAATCCTGGACATCACGTTTCACACACGAGACTATAGCATTAGCGTTTGCGTTGACAGAAGAAGCTATCGAAGATAACCTCTACGATACACTTTCTTCAAGATACACAAGAGCTTTAGCTAGGTCTATGCAACAAACTAAACAAGTGAAAGCAGCTAACGTATTAAACAATGCGTTTAGTTCTTCATATGTTGGTGGAGATGGAAAAGAGCTTTGTGCTACAGACCATCCAACCGTTGCTAACGTGGATCTAAAAAATGAGTTGAGCACTGCAGCTGACTTGAATGAGACTTCACTTGAACAAGCGTTGATTGACATCGCGGACTTCAAAGATGAAAGAAATCTTAAAGTTAATGCACAGGCTAAGAAATTAATCATCCCACCTGCTTTACAGTTTGTGGCTGATAGATTAATGGAAACTCCTGGAAGAGTTGGTACTTCAGATAATGACATCAACGCAATCAGAAACATGGGAATGATTTCTGAAGGCTATGTTGTAAATCATTATCTAACAGATACTGATGCTTTCTTTATCAAAACTGATGTTCCTAACGGACTTAAACATTTCGTTAGAACTCCTGTATCAACTAGTATGGAAGGTGACTTCGAAACTGGTAATGTTAGATACAAGGCGAGAGAACGTTACAGCTTTGGTTGGAGTGACTGGAGAGGTATTTTCGGTTCACCTGGAGCATAATTCATTAACGTGAAAAAAATTAAAGGGGGCTTCGGCTCCCTTTTCTTTTGCAGACGAATGATATACAATCAGAGGTCTAGGATTATATTAACTTGTTTTATCAACTGACCTAGCAGACAAGCCGAGATGATAAAACTTATTTCCGTAGGAGGAAATTATGGCAAATTCGACTTTTAACGGACCAGTCAGGTCTGAAAATGGTTTTAAAACCATTGACGTAAATTCATCAACAGGAGCAATTACCGACGGTTTAGTAATAAACTCAGACGGTAATGTCTATACTGATAATGGCGGGCATATTCAATACGCTGCCACTACAGGATATGGACCTGCTGATTTAATAGTAGGTAAAGGCGGTAGCCAATATGGCACAGCTGACCCTTATTCAGAAAGTTCAACACAGTTGTTTCCATTAGGAAGTACATTAGTTTACGGTAACAACGTTTATCGTTATGTTGAAATAGGCGGAACTGCGGTAACAGCAGGTAAGCTTCTACAACACAAAGCTATTGTTTCTGATCATGCAAACATGACAGCAACAGCGGCAGTAGACGCAGGTGAAACTGCAATTTCTGTTGAAACAGGTGGAACTGACCTAACACTTAACCAATACGCAGACGGTTATCTTTGGGTAAATGACGTGAATGGTGAAGGACAATGTCTTAGAGTAAAATCTAACCCAGCACACGATCACTCAGCAGATCCATCAGTGGTTATCACTTGTTATGACGACCTTAAAACTGCGTTAACAACAAGCTCACAACTATCCTTAATTGAAAACCCTAACACAAACCTTATTGTTGCACCAGCAGCAGAAACAGGTGCGTTAATGGGAGCTACAGTTATTGACATGACAGCAGACTATTATGGTTGGGCTGTTATTAAAGGACCAGCAGCTTTATTGACTGTAGGAACTTTAGTTGTAGGTAATGCAGCAGTTAGATCAGGTGGTACGGCAGGTGGAGTTGCACCAGCAACAGATAACGTTTTACAAGAAGTTGGTGACGTTATGGCTGTTTCAGCTAGCACTGAGTATTCATTGATTAATATGAACTTAGGCTAAAACGGAGTAAATTATGGCAGATGCAGTTACAAGTCAAAAAATTGTAGATACTGACAGAAAGCTAGTTTATAAATTTACTAATATCTCTGACGGTTCTGGAGAGTCTTCTGTTAATAAAGTAGACGTCTCTGGACTAAACACTAACAACGAAGGAGAAACTTGTACAAGAGTAACCCTATCCCAACTGTGGTACGACATAGGTGGTATACGAGTTGCTCTTGAATGGGACGCGACTTCTAATGTTGTATGTGCAGTTTTAGGAGGTAGTGCAGCAGCAGGAGTAGTCTCAGGTCATATGGACTTTAGAGAATGGGGCGGTATTCCTAATAATGCAGGTAGCGGTATAACTGGTGATCTAGATTTAACGACTCATGGACATACAGCCCATGATCATTACACCATAGTAGCCGAATTTATTAAAAGTTATTAATAATGGCTACGTCAGGAACTCGTGCATTTAGTTTAGATGTAGCGACAGCGATAGAGGAAGCATACGAGCTTGCAGGATTGGAAGCTCGTACTTCTTATGACGCAGTTACAGCTCGTCGTTCTATGAATATTATGTTTGCCGATTGGTCAAACAGAGGTATTCAAATGTGGGAGATTTCTAAAGTAGAACTAACACTTACTGAAGGAACTAGTGAATACACTATAAATTCTTATGATATAGACATCCTGGATGCGTATATTGAGAGAACGGTTAATAGTGTGACTACTGATTATACTTTAGATAGAGTTGATAGAAATGAGTTTGTTAGTATTCCAAATAAAGCAACAAAAGCTAGAGCAACTGAGTATTGGTTAGAGAGGCTAAAAACCCCTATTATACATCTTTATCCAACACCAGAGAATTCAACCGACAAACTCATTTACTATGTTTGGAGAACCATAGAGGATTCTTCTGCTCAAATTAATGATGTAGATATTCCCACTAGGTTTATGCCTTGTTTAGTTTCTGGGTTAGCTTACTATCTTTGTTTAAAAAAGAATGTACAAAAAGTAGCTTTAATGAAAGAACAGTATGAACAAGATCTAAATAATGCTATGAGATATGATGAAGACCGTTCTCCTTTAAGGATGGTTCCTAAACAAGAGTATATATAATGGCATACGCATCAGGTAAATACGCTTACTTTATTTGTGATACCTGTGGTTTTAGATACCCTTATAAATCAGCTAGAGGTAATTGGGAGAATTTTAGAACGTGTCACGAATGTTATGAACCCAAACACCCACAACTTGATCCGCCGCGTGTAGGGGCTGACGCAGAAAGTTTATGGAAACCCAGACCTGATGTTTCTTTGCCGCAAAGTCAATTAGGAGTTATAATCACTACAAACGCAGGCAGTGGTATGACTTTTGCTTCTGATCCTATAGGAACTGATTTTAATGGTTTAGGGGCAACTAGTGAAATAGGTAACGTAACGGTGAACACATAATGGCAGGATTTACATACAGCGGATTAAAAACAGGAGTTCAAAATTATTTAGATAATTCTGAAACAACCTTTGTTAATACTTTAGATACTTTTATTCAAACAGCAGAAGAACGTATTTTAAAATCAGTTCAATTACCTGTGTTTCGTAAAAATGTAACAGGTAGTGCTACACAGAATGTTGAGTATTTAGCAACCCCTGATGATTTTTTATCCCCATACAGCTTAGCTGTTATTGATTCAAGTGATAACTATACTTATTTACAACTTAAACACGTCACTTGGATTAGAGATTACACACCAGCACGAGCCACAACAGGGCAACCCATTTACTATGCTTTATTCGATGATGATACTTTTATAATGGCACCTACGCCGCCAAGTGCATTAAGTTTTGAATTACACTACAACTATAGACCTGCTTCTTTAACTACCGTAGGTGATGATAATCAAAGTTGGCTTTCAAAAAATGCTCCTAACGCCATGCTTTATGGGTGTTTAGTAGAAGGAGCTGTTTTTATGAAAGCGTCTCCAGAAACAATTATGTTGTATGAACAAAAATACCAAGAAGCATTAGCTATGCTAAAACTTTTAGGTGAGTACAAAGATGTAAGAGATGAGGCTAGAAATGATCAAATAAAAATAATGCCACAAGGAACAACAAATGTTTAGTGTAGATGTGTCAAGTAGTTTAGGAACTGTTGGAGTAAAAACAACAGAAAACAAAGGTTTGAGTCCAGAATATTGGACTGAAAGAATAATGGAGCGATTGGTTGCAGTTAGTGATAACGCAGAGCCTATGGTTAAAGCACAGGCTGATGCGTTTAAAGAAACTATACATAAAGTCGTTTTATTGTATATGAAACAGGCTATACTAAGCGATAGAGCAACTGTAGCAGGTTTACTAGAAAAACAAGGTCATAAAGAAATGGCTGATATTATAAGGAGGCTATAATGGCGATAACCCAAGCAATGTGTACTTCATTCAAAGTAGAACTGTTGAAAGGAACACATAATTTTACAAACAGTTCTGGTAATACATTTAACTTGGCACTATATACAAGTAGTGCTAGTTTAGGTGCGAGTACGACAGCATATTCAAGTACAAACGAAGTAAGTGGAACAAATTACAGTGCCAAGGGAGGTGCTTTAACGAACGTAACACCAACATCTTCAGGAACTACAGCGTTAACTGATTTTGCTGACCTTACGTTCTCAAACGCCACCGTAACTGCAAATGGAGCAATGATCTTTAATGACAGTGCTTCAGGAGACCCCGCAGTTGCAATTTTAGCGTTTGGAGGAGATAAAACTTCAACAGCAGGCGATTTTACGATTCAATTCCCCGCTGCTGATGCTTCAAATGCTATTATAAGAATAGCCTAAGTTAGCTTATGGCTAATATTAACGGTTGGGGTAGAGGCACTTGGGGTCAACTGACCTTTGGTGAAGCTTTACCTGTAGTCGTTACGGGTAATGTAGGAACTACAGCACTAGATGATGGTACTGCAGTTCAAGCGGCAGCTGTTACAGGAGTTTCAGCAGTCGCGTCAGCTAGTACGCTAGGTGATGAATCAGTTTCTGCTGCAGCTAATGTAGCTGTTACAGGAAACGCAGCGACCTCTGCTTTAGGCACAGAGTCACTGGTTACTAACAACTACCTGGATGTCACAGGTAATGCTGGTACGAGTGCTCTAGGAACCGTAACTCCTAAAGCTAATGCAGATATCGCAATTACAGAAGGTTTTGAAATAACCTCTGCACTGAATACAGTTAATGTTTGGGGACAGGTAGCACAAGGGATATCAACAACGTATACCTCTGTTTCTACTACTCAAACACCAAATTGGCAAGAAGTTGCTTAATATTTATGAAAAATAGGGTATAATCAAAGCGGAGACTAAAAATGGCAAGTACATATGTTAACAACCTGAGACTAAATGAAATGGCTACTGGAGATGCCAGTGGTACTTGGGGAACAACAACCAACACAAATTTAGAGTTAATCGGGGAAGCATTAGGTTATGGCACAGAAGCTATAACAACAAACGCCGATACTCACACCTCAACAGTAGCAGACGGTTCCTCTGATGCAGCGAGAGCTATGTATGTTAAATACACAGGAACATTAGACTCAACCTGTACGATTACGATAGCACCGAATACTATGAAAAGGGTGCAGATTATTGAAAATGCTACATCAGGTTCTCAATCAATAATTATCTCACAAGGTTCAGGAGCTAATGTAACTATACCAACAGGACGAGTAAGTGTTGTTTATTTAGATGGAGCAGGATCAGGAGCGGCAGTAGTAAATGCTTTTACTGATTTAGATTTAGCAGGAACACTTAGTATTGCGGGAGCAGTAGCAGCAGCTACCGACATGACTGTAGGAGATGATTTAACTTTATCCTCAGACGCAGGTGTTTTAGGTTTTGGTGCAGACACTGATGTAACACTAACACACGTAGCCGATACAGGTTTATTATTAAACAGCACAAGACAATTACAATTTGGTGATTCTGGTACATACATACACCAATCAGCAGACGGAGTATTAGACCTAGTATCTGATACTGAAATAGAAATAAACGCTACCACTATTGATATAAACGGTGCTGTAGATATTTCAGGCAATGCTTTAGTAAGCGGTGAAGTACAAACAGCTAATATAGGCTATACAGATGGCGATAACGCTATAACGATTGCTGATGGTGGGGGTATTACTGCAGCTAATGGTATTACTTCTACAGCAGCAGCTAATACTTTGGGAGCTACATCATTTAACGATGCCGATATAACTAATGTCGGTGACATACAACTAGATTCAATTACAGGAGATGGCGATACTAATACATCTATTACCTTTAGTGGCTCTGATGTTATAACTGTTGCTACAGGCGGTTCAACTTCTTTTACTGTTAATGCTGACCAAACAACTACTTTTTCTGCTGGTGCAACAATTACAGTAGCAGATAACTCTGACAACCTAACACTTACATCTACAGATGCAGATGCTAATGTTGGACCTAATCTTAATTTATATAGAAACTCTGGTAGTCCAGCAGATGATGATGTTACAGGAGTAATTGTATTTAATGGACGCAATGACAATTCACAAGATGTTATTTATGCAAGACAACTTTCTTACATTAAAGATGCTTCCGATGGAACTGAAGATGGTCAATTAACACTACAAACTATGGTTGCTGGAACAATCAGAGACAGACTAAACATTACACCTGCTGAAATAGTTTTAAATGAAGATTCAGTAGATGTAGATTTCCGTGTTGAATCTAACGGCAACACTAACATGATATTTGTCGATGCTGGTAATGACCATGTAAATATCGGAACATCTACTGATCTTGGTGGGGTGCTCAATGTTCATTCGGATGACAATACTGATACTTTAGTTGCTTATTCATCTGATGCAGACAGTAACGAAGGTCCTGTAGTCAGACTATGGAGAAACTCTGCAAGTCCTGCTGATGGTGATAATATAGGATATCTGTATTATACTGGAGAAAATAGTGCCGATGAAAAAATAAATTATGTAGAACTTCTTGGTTCTATAGAAGATGTTACTAATGCTACAGAAGATGGTGTCTTTAATATTCAGACTATGGTGGCTGGAACTGCGAGGTCAAGAATCCTAGTAGACTCTACTGGAATAGTGCTTAATGATGCTTCTCAAGACCTAGACTTCCGAGTTGAATCTAACGGCAATGCCAATATGTTCTTTGTTGATGCTTACAATGACAAAGTAGGAGTGGGAACTAACTCTCCTAGCGGCACAATGGAAGTCAGAATGACTCATACTGAGACAGATGTAACCACTGCTAACTCTAATGAAACTTTAGTGCTTGGAAATACTGGTGCGGGAGATGGTATTTATAACGCACTTAGGTTTGGTGGTAATCAACAAGATATGTACATCATGTCTTTTAATGATAGTACACAAGCAGATAGAAGATTAGGGTTTTTTGTAGGTAGTGTTGCGGGTGATGCTGCTGGTGATGAAAGATTTACCATTCTGGGTAATGGGTTCCTTGGAATAAACAATACTGCCCCAGAATCAGTAAGTGGTGCTGCGGGACCAGTTTTAAGAATGTCAGGTTCAAACCCAGAAATAGTATTTGATGATACTAATGGTACAGCTAATCAATTAGGTCTTTACTATTTAAACTACACTTTACAGTTCCACTCACCTCAAAAAAGTGGTGGAGCAGGTTCAGCAATGTCTGTAAACGTTCAAAGTGGAAATGTCAACGTTGCAGGGGCTTTATCTAAAGGTTCAGGCTCGTTCAGAATTGACCATCCCTTAGAAGCTAAAAAAGACACTCACAATCTTATTCATTCATTTATTGAAGGACCACAAGCTGATTTAATCTATAGAGGTAAGGTCAACTTGGTGGATGGAGCTGCAACAGTTAATTTAGATGTTGCATCGGGCATGACAGAAGGCACTTTCGTCCTTTTAAATACAAACACACAATGCTTTACAAGTAACGAATCGGGGTGGACTGCTGTAAAAGGTTCTGTCTCTGGAAACACATTGACAATTACTTCAGAAGTATCTTGCACAGACACTATTTCATGGATGGTTGTTGGTGAAAGACATGACCAACATATGAAAGATACTGATTGGACTGATTCAAATGGTAAAGTAATAGTAGAACCACTAAAAGAAGAAGAATAATATGGCTAACGAGCTTTTACCAGAATAGATTTTTAAACCAACCACACCGACAAGTGTGCATAAAACCAAAGGAGTAATTTATGGATAATAAAGAAACTGTCAAACAAGAAGAAAATAAAGCGATTATAGGGGATAAAGAAATCTTAGAGTCAGAAATGACTCCTGAACAACAATATCTTGCTAAACAAATAACTGATTTAAGAAACAAAAAAGCAAAAATAACTTTTGATTTAGATCAAATTGAAGCTGCTTTAAATGTTTTTCAAAACACTTTTATAAAGTCTACACAAGAAGTAGCTGATGAAGTGCTGAAAGACGAAAAAACATAGGAGAAAAAATGATAGCAGAAATAATCATGTGGATTACAACAATCGTAACTGTTTCAAGTTTGATTGCTGCAAGCACCCCCACACCTAAAGATGATGTATGGATTGGCAAACTATATAAGTTTG